CCGCTGTGCACATAATCCGTCTTGTCCCCGGGTATCAACCGGTGATTGGGCGCGTTCACGATCGTCGTCCCCGTCAGGCTGCTCACATACACCTGCAGCTGGGCCGCCTTGAAACCCGTCTGGAAACTCGTCTGCCCCGCTCCGTCCGGCTGCATAATCAGCGTCGGCGCCCCGTTCCCGTAAAACCCCGGCGTCAACGCCTGGCGCTCCAGGTAAAACATCCCCAAACTCGCCCCGCTCATGTCCAGCTTGGTCGTCAGGCTCGCCGTCGTGTAAAGCTCCACCTTGTTGCCCGAGATCAGCTTCACAAAATACAGCGTGTTCGGGTTCGGCGGGCTCGTCCCCAGGATGTAGCTCGAGGGAAACGCCACATACAGCACCCGATCCCCGTTCGCCCAGGCCTGCGGCGAGTTGAGCTGGATCTGGCTCGTCCCGATGTCTATCGCCGGCGCCCCGAAATAGTGCCTCTCGTTGCCATGGCGCAGCAGCATCACCCCGTTATACACCGGGATCAACCTCGCCACGTCCCACACGTCATGTCCGTTGAGGGGGATAGCCTGCGGCGCCTGGCCGCTCATTATCCGCCAGGCCCGGCCGCGCCCCCCGTCCTCGCCCGGCCCGTCCCGCAAATCGTCCGTCACCAGGATCAAGTTATCCGTCAGCGTATCCGGATCCGTAAAGCGCTTGTAAGCCATCGGGTTCTGTCCGGTGGCATACACCTGCGCCGTCACACTCACCCCATTGGTGGTCCCGATGAAATTCAGGCTCGGATCCGCCGCGATGAAATACAGCACCACACCCGCCCCGGGATTGGTCAGCGTCTGCGCCCCGTTAAGAATGAAATGGGTGGGCCCGGCCTCGTGCGCCCCGGTCACCAGCGCATACCCCTTACCCACGGTCAAACCCGTGAAAATATAGTGGGGTTCACCCAAAGAATCCGGCGCATACACCTGCGCCGCCGGGATCAGCCCGCGCCAGGTCTTATACGGTAGCCGTCCCCAGCTTTGCAGCTCGATCGAGTAGCGCGGCCACACCCGGCCATCTTCGAACCGCTTATTGATCGCCCCGGCCGCCATCCCCGGCTCCAGCTCGTGCGGCGGCCTCTGCGTATCCACCCCGCGCCACGAGGCATCCCCATCACTCTGCGCCAGTGCCTGAGATTGCCATGCCATACCTAGTGAGTTACCGCAAAGAACGCAAAGAACGCAAAGCCGAACAGCGGCCAGCATGGAAGCAACTGGCATTTCTCTGCGTTCTCTGCGTTCTCTGCGTTCTTTGCGGTTAAATTCATACATCATGGCAGTGCCAGCGGCGTCACCGGCCTTGGCCGCGCATAGCCCCTTCGCAGCCTCACATTGCGCCAGGTCGGCGGCACCAGCCGGTTTAACTCCGTTGCCAGCGCACCCTCCGCCAGTTGTAACCGGCTGTTTCCGCTCGCCTCGATGTCGCTATTGAGCAAATGCCCCGCCGCACGCAGCGCCAGGTAATTGCTGAATCGTCTTGGGATCAGGTAAGCCGCCAGCAGATTATCGGCCACCGCCATCAGGTCCGGCGCCGGCAGCATGTATTCCACCCACACACTGGCTATCGGCTCGTCCAGCTTCACCACGCCGTCACCCTCCACAAACCCCACCTCCCGCGCCCGCGTGCTGATGAGCGGGTTCGCAGTCCACACCGCCAATATGTCCCCCATCTCCGTCAAGGGCGTGCTCTCGTTCTTGCTGAATTGCTGGTTGACGATCGTTGTCACGTTCGGCGGATCCGGCCTCAGCTCCGGCCACTCGTGCTTGTTCCACACATCGGCCAGGTCAACCGCCACAAACCCCCGGATCATCACCGCCTCCGACAACGGAATGTTGTCGCGCGTACGCCCCGCCAGCTCCGCCGCCCGGTAAAGTATGTCCTGGTAAGCAACAGTTTTCATTCATTGCTGAGCCGCGAAAGACTCATGTTCATTTCTTCTTCCTCAGATGAGGCGGCAAAAATGAACAAGCCCGTCTCTGCGTTCTTTGCGGTTAAATTCTTCATTTCGGCAAAGGTATCGGTATCGCCACCACCGGGTTCAAATACACCTCCCGCGTCCAGAAAATCTCCCGCCCGCAACCCGGCCTGGTGCACCGCACCCGCATCCGATGCTCCTCGACCAGGCCACCGCCCATCGTCCGGCCGCCGCTCACCCGGTCAAACACCGCCCCGCTCACAAAGCTCGTCCGGCATTCCGGGCATGTCACCTGCCACAAGTTCGTCGAGGGCATCCCCGGCAAATCCGGCGGCAAGTCCACCCCCAAGCTGCGCGCCGCGATCCGCATCGGTGAATTAGCCGGAACTATTGTATTCGTCCAGGTCTTCGTCGTCGCCGGATCGGGCTTCTCCGTCGTGTTCGTCCCGTCCGTCGTCACAATGGTCCGTTGCGACACCGCCAGCCCCGTAATCGTCGCCGCCTCCGCCGCTTGCTGCTGCTGCAAACTGGCAATCTTGAGCAGGATCCCCGTCGTCAACTCCGGCGAATCCTTAAACGTGGCCAGCTTCCTCTGCTCCTCGCGAATGGTTTGCCCCGGAACCTCTTGCCGCCAAAGAACGCAAACAGCGCAGAGCAGTATGACTGTTTTGCGTTCTCTGCGTTCTTTGCGGTTACTCATAGTTTCCTCGCAAACATCTTCATCTTCGGGTCGTCCAGCGGGATCCCGGTCACAAACGCCCGCCCAAAGTCCGGCGGCTGCATCCCCTTGGCGGCGATCTTCACCACGTGCTCGAGGTCCTTGGTCAAAAAGTCGGCTGCCTTCGCTTCCGAGAGGCAGCCCTCGCACATCTGCAGGTTGATCACGATCTGGATCGGCTCATGTTCCGGGATCGGACAATCCTTGGCCGGCACATTGAGCATCAGCGCCACCACCGCATCCCGCTCGCACCCTGTCCTCGAGCATTTCATCAGTCCTGATTCGTGCTATTCGTGCAATTCGTGGGCCAGGTCACCCTCAGCCTCAGCTTAGTTGCTTCGCATTCACCCGCACGCACGTCGCCGGCCGCCCGGTGAATTCCGAGTCACCCAAATCCACCGTCACCCACTGCGGCGCGTGCGGATGGATCGAGGCCACCGTCACCTTGAGCGTCACCTCCTCCCCCACCGCGAGCACCCGCGGCGCCGGCGGCGGCCAGGTCTGCTGCCCTTGAAACTGGCGATCCTTGCCGGGCTCATCCGCTTCCTTCATCAAATTTGTTTCCGTGTTCTTCGTTGCCATAACTTGCCTTTGCGTTCTTTGCGGTTAAAAAAAATCAACCCGTCTTGGTCATCCGATACGCCACCTGCGGATCCGTGTACTCCACGTTATCTATCGAGTAGCGGGAAGATCCCGGATGCGTGTGGCCCAGTGTTCCAGCAGGCACCCAGGGCTTGCCGGGACCTGGGCTGCTTTCCAGCGAGTAAGTGCCCGGATCGGGCATCTCCCAAAACACGTTAAGGGCATACTCCGTTCCGAAGTACCCTGTCCACTCAACTTGCGATGGAATGATTGATCCGATCGGTAATGGTGGGGGCACTGCGATTCCCATAATAATTTGCCTTTCTCTCTCTGCGTTCTCTGCGTTCTTTGCGGTTAGATTGCTTCCCTCACGGCTTCGCCGCCTTCACTCCTCCCTGCACCGCGCCGGACACCACCGCCTCTACCAGCGCGTTCAGGTTCGTCGTCGTGCTCACCTGGTTTAACCCGCCGATCGTCGTTCCCGCCGGCCATTGGCCGTTGGTCGTCGTTGTCGTCGCGTTGCGGAATTTGGTCAGCTCCGATTTTGAATCCATGAACGTCACCACCCGCACGAAAGAGGTTCGCTGCCCCTGCTCATTGTAAGTCGTCGAGTGCAGCACCGCGCAGCCGGCCAGTCCCGCGATCACCATCAGTCCCATCAGTCCCATCAGTCTCAGTTTCATTATTTCGTGTCCTTCTTAGTCATTTCCGTATCCCCGGTGCTCTCAGGCGGCACCGGGCTCTGTTTCAGGTAGGCGAACATCCCCACCAGGCCGCCGGTCAGGCACATCACCCCCAGCTGCTTGAGGTCCAGCCGCTGCACATTCACCCCCACCGCGGCCGCCACCGCGATCCCCACAAAGGCGGATCCGCTCGAGGCCGCCCCGGTGATCACCGCCGCCGCCAGCGCCCTCAGCCACTGTTCAGTTTTGACTCTCATTATCTTTGCGTTCTCTGCGTTCTTTCGCGGCTAAAATTCAATTCACTTCCTCATCTTCTGCAGCTCCAGCTCCATCGCCGTCGTCCGGAGTTTCAGCTCCGCCAGGTCAATATCCTGCTTGGCCGAATGGTCCCGGAACCCCTGCAGCTCAACTTGCACCTCCACCCGCGGCATCATCTCCGCGTGCAACGCCTCCACGGTCTTGTTCAGCGCCGCCAGGCTCACTGCGGACGCCGCCTGCGTTCCCTCGATCACGCTCAGCGTATGGGTCGCCAGGAACCACGCCACCGCGCCCAGTCCGCCAATGATCAATAGCAGAATCGTGTTGGTCTTGGATTGCTTGGTGTCCATGGTGTGGTGGAGCGCTGTGATTAGGCCAGGCCGACGCAGAGCAACAGGAGGGTGAGGAGTTTGGTCATAAGTTTTTATTGGTAAAGACTTCCGTCGAACTTGATTGCAAGGCTGTCCCAGAACGCCACTGTGTTTCCCCCGTCGCTGCTCGAAGGGATGCCGAGTTGAAATAGCGCGACACCTCCAGCGATGCTGTCATTGCTTGAGTAGGTGCTGCCGACTAGATTGCCGGACATATCATAAAAGTTTATATAGCCACCATCCCCACTGACCCATTTCCCAACAACTCGGTAATTGGTGTTTCGGGAGATAGTCACATTTGATCCAAACACGCATGGATTAGGAGAGGGGCAGGTTTCAGTTCTCAATGCGGGCAATCCTGAATGATAGTTTGGAAACGAGCAATAGACGCTCGCGTTGGTCGTGGACTCCATGACGCCATGATCGAAGAAGTTCCCGTTTGCCTCACCGAAAGACATGATACACTGGAAGGACACAGTTGGGTAATTGGTGGCCCAATTTAGCACTCCATACTGCTCGAAAGCGCCATTGAAGAAGTAAGCCATCCCGACTCCGTTTGCCCCGTCATGTGCGGTACCGTCCACCTTGACTGGAGCAGGTAAGGCGGCGTTTACATTGGTGAAAAACATTGCTGTGGAAGTCGGAAGATTGGTGGCCGTTTGACCTCCGAGTAATGTCCATGTCCCTTTGAAACTGGTGCTGATGTAAGACGAGGCTGCGAGCAGGTTTGTGGTTACTGCCTGTCCGCTTGTTCCACCGTGAAAGTCAACGAAGATGTCCGCCAGATAGTTGACAACGATGTTTGTCGTTGTGCTCGAACTTCCTCCCGCGTTCTGCGCGGTAAACGTCACAGTCGTTAAACCCGATGCAAAACCGTGAGTCGGGTTCTGACTGGTGCTGGTGTTGCCGTCTCCGAAGTTCCAGAACCACGACGTTGGCGTTCCAGTCGAGGCATCAGTGAACGTCACGGAAAGCGTTGGATCACCTGCGGTCGTGCTGGCATTGAAGGCAGCAACCGGGGGCGCAATGAAAACTCCGTTACCACTAAGAACGGCCTTGCCGGTAATACTCGCTTGACCGGAGATTGTCCCCGTCACAGCCGCCCCGAGCGTCTGAGCAAGGCACAGCAATAGCGCAAGAGTCCTCATTCAAGTATGGCGATGACGTTTTGAACCTTGAACTCGCACGATGCAGACGCACTCTGCCATTGCCAATACACGACAAAGTTTTGAGCGGAAGTGGTGTCTATGGCCGTAGATGCCCCCCAGATAGGATTCATGAATACCGTCGAATTAGGAAACCCCGCACCAATCAACGGAGATGTTCCACCGCTGGCAAACAAAATGTTCCCAACCATTGATTGCGAATTAACGGTTCCTGTGTTTTGCAATATGAACTCAAACGAGAATCCCTGCCGTTGGGTTCTGGCCGGGAATAGTAAATTCTGAGTGTTTACAGCCCCGGTGTGATAGTTTGTAGTGCCACCGAAAGTAACCGCCAAGACAGCCCCAGTTGATGAGCCGGAGTTTTGCAAAAAGTCTCCCGCGACATAAATATGGACTGCCCTGTTAGTCCCCATAGACGCCGCAGGAATTGGGACCACGACCAAGTTGCTCAATGCGCTTGACGATGTATCGTTGCTGACATTGTAATTGCGATAGATCACTACAGGCACGTTCCCATTTGTCCCACCAAAACCAAATTGAGCGGATAGTTTTCCGGTAACGAACAGGTCAGCCTGATTCGTCACGATACCATTCTGAGGCGCAAGAACCAAAGGACCAGTGCTGCTTGAGAATGTCGCATTTCCGCTGGTCGTAATCGCCACCGAGTTGCTGTTTATTGCGACGTTGTTTCCATTGGCGCTGACCATTAATTCATCTTTAACAAACTCCACCCCATTATTAGTCAAAGGCCCAGTAATCGTTATCGCTCTGGTGTCGTTATTGGTTAACGCATTCGGATCAGTCGGTCCTTGTGGACCCGTTGCCCCTGTCAACGTTACAAAATACCCTGTCCCGAATGTAAAATCACTCGTCGCACCTGTTCCATCAGACGAATTAGTAAAGTAAAACTTCGCCCCTGCTTTAAGTATTCCCTCTAGTGGCACTACAATCGTCTGTTGTGTGGTCACAGAGTTTGACACAACAGAGAGAGTAGTGAAAGTAGAACCACCAGACTGATCAGCCATTATCGCCATAACGCCTGAACCAGTGGTGGCAGGGCCAATCAATACTATGGACGATAATGCAAGTATCGGGGCTGACCCCACCGTATAAACTTGATTGATGTTCCAGTTGGTCTGCGTGATCGTCGGCGCCCCGCCGCCGCCGCTTGTGGTTTGCCCGTTAGTGGAGAGTGTGTTTCCAGTCAGTAATAACCCGCTCCCCACCGTGATGCTGTTGAGCGCCTTGTTGGCGTCCGAGCCCACCAGCGTCGAGGCCGTCAAAGAGCCGTTCGTCATCCGGCCCGTCGTGGAAATGATGTTGGCGAACAACGGAAAATTCGCCGTCGCGTTCGTCGCCCACAAACCGTCCGTGCCGGAGAAGGCGTTGCCGCTCGCCATCACACCGCCCAGGCCCGCCCCCAGGATCACCGCCCCCGGCCCCAGCCCAAACGCGTTCGAGACTGTCCCCGCCCCGCCCCCGCCCGTGCTCGTGATCCCGATATTCGCCTGCCCGTTCACCACCGCCCCCGTCACCACGCTCGAGCCGTTGCCCAGTATGTTCAGGTTGGAGATCACCGTTCCCCCGGCCGCCACCGAGACGCCATTGGTCAGCACATTCACGATCGCGTTGCTCGCCGAACCACTCCCTCCACCCCCTGTACTTGTAAAACCAATTTCCGCCTGCCCATTCACAACCGCACCGGTGATTGCGATCCCCCCATTCCCGATGAAGTCCAGGTTACTAACCACGTCAGACCCTAAACTTACAGTATTCGTAAAAATCCTAGTAACTGCGCCTACGATGTTAGACGCAAGAAGGACTTTCACCTGGATAGAAGTAAAGAAGTTGGTTCCAGAAAAAGTGTTTGATCCAGAAAGGTTCAAGCCATTTGTCCAATGCGCTAACCCTACCGCATCACTTACTAGAACACTGTCCAACGCAGGTCCGCCGCCTTTGATTGTAGCCGTGCCATTGACGGCGAAATTGTTCGAGGCGTTGAGGTTTCCCCAAATGCTCAACCCAAGAATGCTGTTTGAGACGATGGTGAATGGCCCGGTCGTCGTGGTGCTTGTTTGGGGGCTGAATGTAAACCACGGCGTGGTCCCGCTGTCATTGATAATCGCATCTCCATGATCTGCTTCTTGGAATCCGCCTTGCGAATGGTTCACGGCGCAATGGCCGCCCAAACTATAGTTAACCACCTTGTAGTTCCCTCCAAAGTAAAAGTCATTTGCCACCGTGATTGATCCACCCACATTGATCACCGACGCGCCACACTTCAGAAAGCTGTTGTTTTCAATGGTGAGGTCAGACGAATCGAATGTCTCGTAAACAATGGCCGGCCCTAAGCCCATGAAACTCGCCACATCCAGGCTCCCCGCGTAATCCGCGTTCGTCCAGAGCGTGGTATAGGTGTAAGCCGAATTGGTGAAGAACGATCCTATGCTGCCGAAATTGTTCCCGCTGATTATGCCTCGATTTCCTCCATGGGCAATCGCACAAGCCAACCCAAAAAAAGTGTTCCCGGTAAACTCCGACCACACGGACGAGCTGGGCTCTAGCCACACTCCCACTACCCCGGGCTGCACCGATTGCGTCAATTCATAGTTGTAGGTGTAACCGCCATTGGCATGCGCCGATTGATTGGTCAACCCAAAGTTCCAGGCGAATGTGTTGTTCCTGAAACGCACGTCCTGGTACGCCCCTATCTTGAAGATCATATTTGTCGTGTTCGGGATCATCAGCCACGAGATGTTGTCCACCTCCAACCGCAAACCATTGAACAAGGTGCTTCCGATATATTCTGTCGTGATGACGAAGTTCGATCCGCCTGGACCGTTGTAAATAACTTGCGGCAAGCCCTCGCCTCTGATCTTTAGGTTAAACGGCCTGTTGGTGTAAGACGGAATGATGATCTGCCCTGTGCACACAAACTGGCCCGGCCCTTCAAGCACAATCGTCCCGCCGCCCGGAATCAAAAACTTGCTCGCCGCAGCTGAGGATGGCGCCAGCGGCATGTCGTTGATCGCCTCCTGGATCCCTGCCGAAACCGTCCCCGTCGTCACCAGCTTGCCCTTCGGCCCGATCACTGTCCCGTTGGTGAACACCCGGTACACGGCGCTGATGTTCGTCAGATTCCCGGCGTCCCCCACAAAGTTGGTCGAGGTGATTTGGCCTCCAACAAAAGTGGGAAAATAATTGCTGCCGACAAAGATGGAGTTGCTGAACGTGCCGCCGGTAAAGGTATTGGTCCCGATAAACGTCACGTTGCTGAACGTGCCGCCGTTGATGTTGCTGTTAATGGTGAAGAAGTAGAAATTGCTGCCCGCCCCGCCCCCAGGCGAAAACACCGCCGGTTGCTGGGCGCGCGCCTCTTGCCGCGAAAGGACGCAAAGAGCGCACAGCACCAGCACCAGCATCAGCACCGGTTTGAGTCGAATTATTGTTTTCATCAAAATCAGAGGTAAGCGGTCCAATCCACCTTGAAATGGCCCACCGCACCCGCCGCGATCGTGCAGGCCGCGTCGGTGAACAGCGCCATGTAAATCCCATTCTCCATCCGGTCCCCGCCGTGCACTGACCCGCTCAAAAAATTGTTCGCCGTGATCGGATAAACCGTGCATGGCCCTTTGTCCGTCCCAGCGTTGGCGCTGTCCTGCAGCTTCAGGTACACCGGCGCGCCCGAATTGTTGAAGCAATAGAAATTGACCAGGCGCCGCTTCGCGGCGATCACCTGCTTGCTCGCCTCAAACGTCGGGTTCCCGTTCGCATCGCTGCTCTTATAGTGCTCGTCCGCTGCCAATGAAATTGAGTGCATAAAAAATCAGTTTCCTTTGCGTTCTTTGCGTTCTTTCGCGGCAAAATTCATCCGTACTTCTTCACGACCTTCCTGCCCGGCGTCCACCCGCTCACCGTTCGCAGGCTCACCGTTTCCACCCGGCATTGCGGGTTATCCTTCAGGATCTCCTTGATCCCTTCCTCCGAGTGCAGCCCTTCCCAGCCAAAATTTTTGCGCGTCGCCAGGTTCCAGAACAGCGTCTTGGGGATCCGCGCTTCCACCCGGCCCCATTCGTAACCGCTCTCGTCCCGGTAAGGCAGCGCCCGGTTGTCCGGCCGGCCCGCGCAGCGCCGCATCCGCGTCTCGTGCGCCGCGTGCTCCGCCAGCTCCCGCTGCTGAAACACTTCGATCACGTCCGGCACCATCGAGATCGGCAATCCCATGCCCTCGCAATAGTCGGCTAAAGTGTAAATCGGCTTGCTCAAGGTCGGTGAGTCAGTCTTTGCGTTCTTTGCGTTCTTTAGCGGCTAAAACCAAAACCAGGAGCGCGCCGGCCGCCCTCACGCGGCCGGCACGCTGTGTCCAGTTTCCCGTGGTAGTTCACTGGACGTAGGTTGGGGATCCTACGTCAGCAACAGGAAACCAAATCCCACCGGGTTATAGAGCCCCCCGCTCGCGTAGCAGCGAACCTGCCGGTTCGTGCCGCCGCCGTCGTTCTGCAGTGTGTCCGTGTCAAACGGCACACCCCAGCGCTTGAAGAGTTTTTCCCGTGAAATGATCAACCCGTATTTCGGCTTGTTCACATACACCCGCAACGATCGGTTTGCGTCATTCTCCGCCGACCCGTTCGCCGCCGTCGTCGTGTTGCCGATGAAGTCCGTGTCAATCACCATAAACCGCCCGTAATCCGTCCGGATCACGTCAATCGAGATGCCCAGTTGCGAGTCCGCCAGCGCCTGGGTGAAGTTCCGGCTTTGCGTCGCCGCCAGGGCCCCGCCCGTTGCGGATACCGTCACCGGATCCACCAGGCCGGTCACCGCCGCCCTCAGGTCCAGCCCCGCCAGCAGCTGGTAATCCTTGTAGCGCTTCACCGCCGTGCGCAAGGCCTGCGCCGCAGTCCGCAGCGCCGCCAGGTTGAATGCCCCCGCCAGTGTCCCGGTGATGATCGCTCCCGCCGGCGCGCTGTGCAGGTCCGTTGGCTTGCCATACGCGAACGCGCTCGGAGCGCTGTAGGCGTTGGCCGGGTCTATCAGGTTGCGGATGCCTGCCATCAGCGAGCCCGATGCCCCGCCCACGTCCGTAAAGCTGGCCTGGTCGAAGCTGGCCATGGCCACCTCGATGTCCTGCTTGAGCAGCACCATCGCGTCCGCCGCGCCTTCGGCCAGGATCTTGCCCCGCCCGGATCCGGGCAGCCGCGGCACCGCGTTGGCGATCCAGCCGCTCCCGAACACGCGCCGGAATGCCTGCCCGGTGTTGCCCATCTTGCGCCGGTTGCTGGTGACGTCCCGCACCTCGGCCGTCTGCACCGCGTAACCGTCGCCAGGTCCCACCGCGCCCGCCGCATTGGGCCAGCTATCCACTTCCCAGGCAAATTCCGTGTTGCCCAGCTCCATTTCCCTGCCCGCCATCGTGTAAAGCGGCGTTTGGGCCGGCTCCACCCGGTCCAGCACATCCATCAAATCCTCGTAAGCGAGGTCCGCGTACAAGCTGTTTGCCTGCCTTAAATTTGGTTCTGTCGTTAATGCCATAAACTCTCTTCTCTCTACCGAATTAGGTCCGCCTTCTCGAAATACTCCGCTAGAGACGCCTTGGTGCCCGTCTTCATCGCCGCCGTTCGCGCCGCATCCACCTTGGCCTTGTCCGGCCGCACCCGCCGCGCCGCGCCGCCCCCGCTCGTGTTGAGCGGTAACGCCGCCGGCCGCCGAATGGCCGCCGGTTGTGCGCCGCCGGCATTATTGCCTGGCGCCGCTCCGTTGCCATTGTTGCCACCGTTGCGCTTTTGCAGCTCGCGCTGGATCTGCAGGTTGCCGTGGATCGCGCACCCCAGCCAATACTCCCAGTTGGGCTGGGTCTTGAGCTGGGGAAACTGCCGCGCCATTTGCTGCAGCTGGGCATAACGCTCGTCGCCCGGGTCATTCACCCAGGGCATCAGCTTGCCCACCTGCTCGTGCGCCTGCGCGTATTGCTTCAGCCACGCCTCCCGCTTGGGAATGTTGCGCAGTGTCCGCCGGAAATCCGCCTTGGCATTGGCCAAAAAATCGGCCATGCGTTCGGTTGAGAAATCCTCGTTCCCGGCCTCGTCCTTGAGCGCGATCCCTTGCTGGCGCAGGTAAGCCTCCACCCGGGCCGGCGCCGCCGCCAGTTTGGAGAGTAGCAAATCCGCTTCCTCCAATCCTGTCTCAGCCCGTTCCTGCCTCACCGCCAGCTCACCGATGTCCTGGACACTTTCCAGGCCCGTGTTGGCTGGCGTTTGGTTCGGTGGATTGCGCGACGCATCCTGCAGCTCATCCTTGAGCAGCCGGATCTCGTTCTGCAACCGTGCGATGCGTTTCTTGACCCCTACAGTATCCGTCTCTGTGCCGGGTGGCTCTTCATTGGCCTGACCGGCTCGGTCTATTTCGTCGCCAGGTTGGGGCTCTTCAGTCCCGGCTGCAGGTTCCCCTGGCGGAGGATCTACCTGCTCGGGCTGCGCGCCAGCTCCCGGCGCGGGCTCTTGGGGGTTTGGAATGACAAGCGGCTCGTCCTCAAGAGACGGGGCTAATACGTCCACGAGTGCGCTCATTGCCCCGGCGCTCGAGAGCGCTGAGGCTGGCGGATTTCCAGCCGCGGTATTAGCGGCGGCTGCAGGTTGTCCGGCCTGGTTCTGGTTTGGCATCTTTTGTTTAGAGCGGAGAGAGAAGTTCCGCTTTCTTTCTGATGCCACCCTGAGCCCCCGCCCCCAACCCCGTCAACCCCCTCTGTTCAGTTTAATAGGGTTTGATAGGGTTTTCTCCCTTTGCCATCTGCGATTTGCCATCTGCCATACCGCTTCTTAATTTCTCTTCCAAACGGTGAAAGCACAGAGCAATGTGCCCGTTTGTGATGAAAAACAGGCCGATCAGGCACATTATTAAAATGAAGGTGTCTTTTGATTCAAACATAGCGTTTACTCACTTTTGGTTGGTTTGTTGAGCCATGTGCGCCCGGCCCAGCATCCTCCAAAAATCCGTCTCCCCCGCCACCACCACAATCCACGCCGCCAACTCCAGCGCCGCCACCCGGTTCAAGTTGATCACCACCCCACCCACCTCAAACCTCACGTGCTGGATATACCCCTCCCTCAACTCCACCCCAAAAGTGTTTTCGTCTTTCAGATTTTCTTCGGAATTCGGCATTCGGCCCTCGGATTTCTTTCGGATTTCGGCCCTCGTCATTCGGATTTTCTCGCTTGCCTCTGCTTCCTCCTGGCCTCCTCATCCGCCCTCGCCCCTTCCTTCCACCTCTGCACCCCCACCATGTAAGCCCCCATCGCGCTGGCCCGGCCCGCGTGCCAGAGCCGCTCCGGCTCCGTCAGTTGTTTGGGCGACTCCATCACCAGCGTCGCGTCGCTCTCAAACTGTTGCAGCGCCAGGTCCATCAACGCCCGGTAGAGCGGGTCATTGTCATCCAGCCGCGCCAGCACCGCGTCATTGCGCTCCGGCCTCGAGGGCGCCCGCGTCCGCCAACTCGCCGGCCTCAAAAAATCAAAAAACGCTCTCATCCGAAAATTTCAAATCACAAATTTTCAATGCTCAATGCTCAATGCTCAATGCCTTCGGCACCAGCAACCCGTTCAGCACCTGCCACCGGATCCCGTTCACCCGCTCGATCATCAAATTGTCCTCGATATACGCCCGGCTCAGCAGGTAACGCGGATGCCGGTGGCCCTTCTCCCAACTCTGATGCGCCATGCCCAGGCACTCCCGCAGGATCTGTCCGAATTGTTCCGGCCCGCGGTAGGTCATCACCCCCGGCAAATTCCACTCCGGCCAATCCGGCGCGATCACCGCCGCCCCCGCGCACGTCGCCTCGATCCACGCCAGGTTGCTCTTGCACCGGTTGAATGGATTGTCCTGCAGCGGCACAATGTGCACGTAGGGCGCGAACAGCGAGAGCATCATGGGAAAACTCACCGGCCCGCTGGGCGGGCTCTCCTCCAGGTGCTTCACACGCTCGATCACCCGGTAAGGTGTCCCGCCGGAAAAATGCCAGCGCCAATCCTTAAATCCCGGGTCATGCGAAATTTTCGCGATCTCCTCCAGCACCGTCCCCACGTCCTCGTCATGCGTCGCGCTGCCCCGCCAGCTCACCACCTTTTGCACCGGCAACTCATCGTAAAATTTCGAGACGCACGCATTGGGCACCACGTAAACCTTCTTCTCCTTGATCTCCCCGCGCAGGTTGCACCCGCGCATCCACGCCCTCACCCGGTTGGCCAGCTCCTCCGTCGCCACCGTGATCGCGTCCGCGTAAAACGCCAGCTGTCCCAGCATGCGCGGCAGCTCCGTGAAATTCGCGTACTGCTCGAAATGCGGGTTGCTGCGCGGGATGCAGGTCACGTCATCGTCCCACTCGATCCACACCTTCACCCCCATCTGCTTGGCGATCTTCACAAACGTCAGGTGATTCGGGTGGCAGGGCCTCTGCAAAAACACCGCGTGACAATCCGAGAGAAAATCCCAGTTGAGCTTCCACCCCTTGCCGTCATCGGTCGGCTCGGCCCGCTTGAGCGTCAGCCTCGGGTCTTCCCGCGCCATCCGCCCCAGCGGCCCGTACGCGCGATGCCACGAGGTCCCGTCCATCGGATGCGGCACAGAACAAGCCAGCCGCACATGGCTCAATAAAGGGTCCAGCAACATTCAGTTTGTTTCCTGGTTGCTGAGCAACGCCAAGTCCGCGCCGGACGCTTGCGCCATTTCCTTTGTGTGCTCCGAAAAGATCTTCTTCAACGCCCGCCAGGCCAGGATCTCTTTGCGCGTCACCCCCGCCCTTATCGGCACAAAGCGAATGTCCACGTTGCCATTGGGCTGCTCGGAGATTGTGAGGGAAATTTTCATAGCTTTGCGTTCTCTGCCATTTGCCATTTGCCATTTGCCATTTGCTTACGTCGGCGTCCCCGGCTTCACCCCCAGCCGGCCAATCAACTTGTTATCCTGCTGCGCCACGTTCTGCTGCAGGTTCGCCAGGTATTTGTCCAGCTTCCCACGCTTGTCCTTGTTCAGGTCCGGGCTTTGCGGGTGGAGCTGCTTCACATAATCCGGGTTGCTCAGCACGATCTGCTTGGCAAAATCCATCTTCATTTTTGCCGCCGGATCGTTCTCCACATACAGCCCTTCGTTGCCGGCCATGATCGCGGAGATCTCGTCGCGCACGTCCTTGTAGGTCTTCTGCCGGGCGCCCGTCTGGTCCAGCGTCAGCTCTTCGGCCAGCGTCGGCTCCAGGTAAGCCAGCGCAAACTGCACCAGCTTCGAGCGGTCTATCACCCCGGCCGAATCCGCCGGTAACACCAGCTCGCCGATGTTCTTGAGCAGGCTCTCCACCCACGCCGGATCCATGGCTCGGGTATCAAACCAGAGCAGGAGCCGCTGCCTGGCGACGTCCATGGCCTGCAGCAATGGAGGCCTGCCCAAAAGTTCCGTCATCTCCTGGCCCATGTTCTGGTAGGCCAAACATGCCAGTTGCCAAAAAGCGATCCCCCACCCTTCCAGCCACCGGCTGGCGATCCGCTGCTGCCTCGGCTGCCAGCGGCTCGGCGGCATGTCCGCCCGCGCCACCCCGTAATAGTCCTCCTTCTCCCGCCGCACATCCTCCAGCAGCTTGAAAGCGATCTCCGGCTTGCCCGGCGGCGGCGGGAACCAGGCCCACTCGCTGCCCCCCACGTTGTTGATGATCCCCATCGGGCCAAGCTCCGGCGGCAGCCGGCTCGCCTGGGTCCCTCGTTTCTGCAGCGGCGGGGTCACGCTCATTTGCGAATACACAAACGTCGCGTCCCGCTGCTGCTTCATTTCCATCTGCGTCGTGCTCACCACGTCCGGCACGCCCCGCGAGTCGGCAGGCCTGCGCCCCGTCACTTCGTTCTGGATGATCACAAACGGGTATTGCCCGTGCGGCAGGTCGCACAGCTCATGCCGGCCGTAAAGCGCCCGCGCCACCGGGATGCTCCGCAAGTGCGGGCTGATCACCGTGCAATAAATCCCGGGCACGCCATCGTCATCCACGCTCTTGGCGTAGGCGTACACCGTTTCTATCAGTTGAAAATTTTCATCCACCGCGTGCTCCGTGCTCGTCCCGTTCTCCATCGCCAGGCCCTTGGTCCCCAGGATCGCCGTGAGGAAGTCCTCGCTCCATTCCTCCTCCGCCGCCCGCGTCCGCACCTGGTGCTCGCTCAAAAACTGCCGGTGAAACATCGCCCGCGCCTCTTCCGGGTTGGCCGTGCTCTCGATCGGCATGATGAAATCCATCCACGGCACCAGCACCCGCACCTCCGGGCAGCCGTAACCCTTGTCCGGCGTCGGAAACTCCGCCTCCTCATTTTCGCGCAGCTCCTCGATCACTTTGCGCGCCCGCCCCGCCTTCAAATTCGGGAACAACGCCCGCAACAACTCCGCCACTTCATCGGTTTGCGTCGGGTCCTTGATCATTCCCGGCAATTTCTCCAGCAAACTGTCCGGCGGCGCCTGGCGCGATATTTGCAGTATGCTGTCTAGCGTCAGCTTCTGCAGGCGCATCTGCCGCTTCTGCCGCCAGTTCACATACAGCACCACCCAGCCGATCGTGTGCCGCACCTGGCTGGCGAATTCCACATCGTTGATCAGGTTGGCCCGCATCGGGCCGTGGATCATCCACGAGTTCACCGCCCGCAATTCCCCGCTCTGCGCCAGGGTCAGCTTCGAGGCGCTCGCCGGGGCGATCTTCATCCGCGCATTCCAGAAACTCATCCAGTCGCGGTCCAGCAGATCCTGGATGATTGAGTCCGCCAGGTTCACCCGCGTATCCGGCGCCCGGTCATACGGCATCGCCCGCTCGCCCTCGCGCAAAAGCTCCTGGTGCTTCAGCCCGTCGGTGGATTGCCCGGCCCACCTGGTGTAACGCACGTCCTCCGCGTTGGCTATCCGCGTCGTCGCATCCGGGTCCTGGTTCCACGCGTATTCATACTCCTGCTGCAACGCGTCCAAATCCGGCTCAGCGCCGGCCACTGCCAAAGCATCCGCATCCGTCATCATAATTATTTTCCTTTCTTGCCTCTGCGTTCTCTGCGTTCTTTGCGGTTAAAATTCATTGATTCGTCCACCTTCTTCACCAAAAGTTTGGCCAGGTCCATCGCCTGCGCCGGCGGCAACATGATCCGCCCCCTGCCCAATGGCAGCGTCACCACCACCACGCCACTGTCCAGGCTCACAATCAGGTCCCCGTCAATGATGTCGTTCACAAGCCCTCCCCTCGTCGCGCAGTCGTTTGTGGTACGCCTTCATCTCCGCCTTATTGCGCCATGGCTTGCGCTCCTGGCTCAGCACACTCCCGTTGCGCTGCACCAGGTACGCGTCCCCGCTTTGAAAGTTGAAGGTCTTGCCCACCGCCAGATCTCCGGTCGTCCTCGCGGTCAGCTTGTGCATCACCTGCACGATTCGTCTTTGCTTGCTCACAAATTCGCCTTCTGTTTCGCCACCAGCAGCCACACCACCCTGGCCAGGTCGCCCACCGTCTCGACGTCCTCGGTCAGTTCCTCCGGTATGTCTATCCCGTGCTCCTCCTCCAGCTCCATCAGCAGCTCCAGAACATCCATCGAGTCCAGCCCCAGGTCCTCCTCCAGCCGCAACGCTTGCGGATCCACGCTCCCCACCAGCGCCTTATGCCCATCCTCCCGCAATCGCTGGAGCACGCTCTCCAAAATCAGGTCTTCACTCATGGGCCGCTCCTCTGCTTGTAATCGGAAACTGTCTTACACGCAAGCTCTCAATCCACTCCGCCGGATCTCCCCCTTTTCGGTGTTTATGTTTGCGCCGGTACCGCTCCGGGTCCCCCGCAAACGGATCCGTCCAAATCGAGTTGCCGCCCAGTTGCTTCACAAAGCACGGCACCTTTTGGGTCTGCGACCAAAACACCAGCTCCGAAATCCAGTTCTGCACGCACGGCCGCGCATGCGGGCCGCTCTCCCCGCCCACGATCATCCAGTCAATCGGGAAATGTTCAAACGGCAATTTGGGTTTGATGTCCACCCGCCCCAGCAGCGGCTCGCACGAGAGAAACCGCACCATCGCCGGGATCTGTTGCAGGATCGGGATCCGGTAATCCGCCATCGCCTGGTTCTCCACCGATGCCCCAATCCATAGGTTCACCGGCGGCTCCCGATGGATCACCCACTGCTCCGCCATGCCCGCATAGTCTCTAATCTGCTCCCTATTGAATCTAGTCAGCGTGCCGTCGTACGAATCATTGAGCGGGTTCTTCCAGTCTCCACGTTGCTCCGCTATCACCAGCAGCTCCTTCACCACCTCCGTCATTCGCGCCGCCCACAAAGCCGGCCTCTTCGTCAGCAGCAGCCAGTTCACGTGCCGCGTCACCATCATCAGGCACCAGAATCGCGCCAGCCAGATCGCAGGCACATCCGGGTCCAGCCAATCCATCAGGCTCGGGAACACCCGCGGCTTTGGCTTGTTCCGGTCATAAGAGCTTTTCCGGTCCCACCGATAAGGCGGGTTCCAGTCCTTGGTCAGCCGCCGCTCCCCGCCCCATTCCACCCCCAGCCGTTTGGCCATCGCTTCCGCGTAACAAAACTGGCACCCGGTGCTCACCTTCGTGCACCCAATCCACGGGTTCCACGTATGATCCGCCCACTCAATCTTAGTCACTTGGCTCATAGTAGTAATTCCCTTTGCGACTTTTGCGCCTTTTCGCGGCTAATCAGGTTCATCATTTATTTTCCCCGTTCAAAATCTCCATCACCTGGCTGCGCTCGTACCACGGCCAGCCCCGCTCCGTCACCTGGTGCGTCCGCAGCACCCCCGCCTTCCTCAGCTTCGCCACATACTGCGCGTTCCACCCCGTCAACTCCCGCACCTCCGGCCCCCGAATCCAGCAGTGACAATCCGGCCCGTGTCTCCGACTCAGCGGCCGCTTCATTTTCAAATCACAAATTTTCAATTCTCAATTCCCAATCCTACCATCCTCTCCCACCAACAACCTCCGGTATCTCCGGGTCCACATAGTAAAGCGGTTGCCCAAACAAATAGCGCAGCGTGTCCACTGGGTCTTTCCACGGGCTGGTCCGCGCCTGGTCCAGGCTCCAGTTGAGCATGCACCGGATCAGGTTCTGGCAGCGCTCGCTGATGTAGAGGCGCGGCTCGTTCTCGATCGTCACCGGCTTGTCCGGGTCATACGCCAGCAAATCGTTCACGTTCTCCAGGTCCAGGTTAATCGTCTGCCGAACCATCGCCGGCCGCCAATCCATCGGCGCCCCGTGCTCGCCCGTGTTTTGCTGCTGGAACAAATTGAACAGGCTCGTGTTCCCTTCGGCCGATGCCGCCTGCGTCGCGAACCCACGCGGATCCCCGTAGGCCGCGATCGCCTCCTGGCCGTGCTCGATCTCCCGCTGTCGGATATGTTGCTTGTACCACACCGTCCCCAGGCCCGCGTAGATCCTCTGCCCGTCCCCTATCTCCCCATCGCTGCCCACCCATTCCCCCTCCTCGTAACGCGGCGATTCATCGAACACAAACGCCCGGCCCTGCTCGTCCACCCGCGCCCACAAGATGAACATGCTCCGCGCCGTCGCCGGATCCCCGCCCCGATAATCCGTTCCCTCCGTTGGGATCTTCCCGGGCTTGATCACGTGCACCGCCGGACTGAACAACGGAAAGGCGGTACCGGAAAGTTTGTCCGCCCACCCAAAGAGCCGCGTGCGCACCTTCCCCTTGTTGTCGTTGCGCGCCGCGTCGAACACCGCCGGCGCCCCCTTCTGCTGCTTGCTCTTGGGCAGAAAAACATTCCAGTGCGTCCAAAGAAAAATCACGGACTGCCGCGCATTGAGCGGCTGCATCCGGTATGGCATGTGCCCCTTCGGACATCCCTTCACCTGCACCTCTCCCGGGTCAAGGACGGGTATCTTCAACTCCGGATCCGCGAATCCGTCCACCGCCTTTGCGTTCTCTGCGTTCTCTGCGGTTAAATTCTTAGTCCGCCAACGCCAATTCATCGGCAAGCTCTTGACCAATTTGGCTCCCGTCAACACCTCGTTGCACACCGCGTCAAACCCATGGATCGCCGTGAACGTCACGAAAATTTTCCCCGCCCGCTTATGCACGCGATAGCGCAGTGTGGCCAGCAGTTTGAGCGGCGCCGGTTCATCCAGCCACACCAGGTCATACTCCGGCCCCTCGAAACTGTTCGGATCATCCAGGTATTGGCGCACCGTCTTGAACCAGCATTGCGAGCGGTTTGGCAAAACAAACGTCGCCTCCGTGAACCCGCCCGCCGGCGTGTACTTCACCTTGGCCACTCGCTCCCGCCGCTGGGGACTCGTCAGCTCATTACGCGATTTGAGAGCGCGAGGCAGGTATTTGTAAACCGCCGGCTGCTGCAGCTGCTTGCTCGAATTCTCGTTTGTCGCCACGCACAGCACCCGCTTGTTGGAGTTGTAACACAGCGTCTCGGCCACGATCTTCCCGCCGATCTCCGTCTTGCCCGGCCCGTTGCCGCCCAGCGCATACAACTCGTCCCGGTTCTCCAGGATCGTCCGCACGTCCTTCCAAAAGGGCAGCTCGAACCCGTAGCGCAGCGGGTCCTCGTCCGACTCCCGAATCATCCGCTCCCGCGCATCCCAGTACTCGAGCACGGCCGCATCCCCGCCCGGTTGCGCCAGCCACGCATCCAGCTCCGACTCCGATAGCGCCGGCACCAACTCATCCGCCACCGGATGCGCCGTCCACTTTAATTGCGCTGTTGGCGCCGTCGTCATTTTCTTTCTTTCCACACTAACATCGAGCACGGCTTGACGCGCTTTCCGGAATCGAAGTTGCGGATGAACTGCCTGGCCCTGAGCGATAATACCCGGTGCTCCTCGTCGTACGTCGCACGGTCGTTGTCTATTTTCCAGCCCAGGCCAGTTTTGCGAGTGACAGCCAAGGCAACTGGACAATGCCAAAAACTCGCCGCAAGCCCGTGATCTATGTCGTGCTGAGTAATTGTCACTTTCAACTCACAGCCTCACTTTCACAATCCCCCTGGCCGTCTTCAGCAATTTCTCGACCATGGGCGCCATCGAATCGGCAAACGCTTCCGCCACGCGCGCCGCGTCCTTCAGCGCTCCCTGCGTCGTGATTCGCAGCTCCTCAAAGTCGAGCACACCCCGCACGTGCTTTGTTTCCAGCGGCAAGGTTTCGCGCTGCCGGCACACCTTCCCCAGTTCGATCTTGCGGTTTCCCATTAAACTCTTGAGCGCCTTGATCGCCAATTCCTGCGCTTCGCCCCTCACCCAGTTCAGATCCATTTCGTAATACCGAAACGGCGGCTCCGTGTAACACGTCCAGATTGTGCTGGATCGCAGCGGCACGATCGGCACTCCAAACAGGTCGTTCCACTTCGAGTCCCCGTTTAGAATCGCAAACGCGTGCGCGTTGATCCGGTGCTTTCTTTTGCTCATAGGTTCTTTGTGTTCTATGCGTTCTCTGCGGTTAAATTCATTCCGGTTTGATTTCTCTCCCGCGCCGCCGCCGCCACCTGGTTGCGGTTGCGCTTCCACCATTCCCAATCGTAAAACCGCGTGCAGCTCCTCTGAAACAGCAGCTTGCAGTTCCCGTCAAATCCGTTGCGGTTTTTGGCGATGAACAAATTCACCCGCTCCGGTTTCTTGCTCCAGTCATCCCCAAAGTCCGCCTCCATCATGTCGTGATACTCCGCCCGCTCCTTCTCCGCCAGTTGCGGCTTGTAAAGGAACCCCACCAGGTCCGCGTCCTGCTCGATCGCCCCGCAATCTTTCAGGTCCGCCAGGCGCGGCTTGCGGTCCCCCTCCTTCTCAATGTCCCGGTTCATCTGCGCCAGCACCACCCACAGCGCGTCCAGCTCCTTGCCAAGCGCCGCCAGCTCGCTCGAGATCCACGTCAGCTCCGCCACCCGGTCCCCGCTCCGGACTGATAACGTGCGCAACAGTTGAATGTAGTCCAGGATGAAAACCTTGATCCCATACTGCCGGCTCATCCGCCGCGCCCGGGCCCGGACTTGTTCGATCGTCAATCGCGGCGTGTCGTCCAGCCAGATGTTGTGCCGGTCTATCAACGGCTGCCCGGCCCGTATCAGCTCGTGGATCGTCTCGCCCTCGCCGTAGCCCGTGCGCCAGCGCTGCAGGTCCGTAAATGCCCGCTGGAAGAGCATCCGCTGCATCAGCGTGCGCGTTTTCATTTCCAGCGAGAAAATCGCCACCGGCACCCCTACCCCGCTCGTGACCTTCCACTTGTCCCCTTCCATCACCGCCTGGCCCTGGCCGTCGAGCACCGGCTTGAACCACACGTAATCCAGCGCCGCGTGTAATGCGAATTGCAGCATCCACGCGCTCTTGCCCGCCGCCGGCCGTCCCGCCAGCACCACGAAATTTCCTTTGTCCTGGCCCAGCCCCAGCAGCAGCTTGTCCACGCTCTCCAGCCCGGTCGAGATCCCCTTCATCTGCGGCTTGCCCCGGTGATACTCCTCGTGCTCGTAGATCACCTGCGCCGCCACCTCCCGCACGTTCACCTCCGCGCACGCCTGCGCGTTTTCTGAAATCTGCCCAAGCTCGATCACCCCGCTCTCGATCATCTTGGCCGTCTCACCCGTGCGCGCCTGGTCCTTCATCTTCCAGGCCAGCTCCAGCAGCTTGCGCCGTTGCCACAGCTCCTTCAGCGTGCCCAGCCAGTCCGGCAGGTTCGCCGCGCTGTGCGCCGCTTCGAACAGCTCGAGCACCCACGCCTCCCCTCCCGCCTCGTCCATCAAATCGTTCTGCCTCAAATGCTGGTGCAACATCAGCATGTCCGGCCCCACGATCGAACCCGCGCCATTTTCCTGCGCCGCCATTTTCCCCAGCAACTCGTGCAGCACCCGCCAGATCGTATTGCAGCGCAGATCGTAAAACCAGTCCGCGCTCGCCCCGGCCTCCTGGCACGCGTCGTAAGCAATCGCCGGGTCAATCAGCAGGCTCGATAACACCGCCCGCTCCTGCCCCACATCATGCGGCGGCAACTCCTCCTTCGGTATGTTTCGTGGTTTCACGCTTCGCTCCTAGGAATTGGTTGCACTCGGTTTAGCGCGTAACAGCCGGAGATTCCCTCGAGCCATACGACCGCTGTGTGACCGCCAAGGAGTTGCGCAGGTGCGCGCAGCTTCGTGTCCACGGTTCGACCGTCATCCAGATGCACTCGCACCGGCGTATCCAGCGAATAAGTCCGGTTGAATTTTTTGACTTGCTGCAGTTGTGTCATAGTCCGCTCGCCTGCCTTTCCTGAAGTTTAGCCCGCAAAATTTTTTTGGTCGCCAATTCCCTCCGCTCCTCCCGGTCCAGTTCGTCCCCGCGTTTTTCCAATTCTGTGATCCGCCGTGTCAGCGCCACCCACTGGATCCGCTCCGCTTGGAGATCCACTTCACCATTTCTCTCTCTCTCAGGCGGGGGCGTAGGCGTAGGTACACAAGGCGTAGGCGTAGGCGTAGGCGTAGGCGTAGGAGCTACGCTTTTGTCTGCATCCGTATGCACTTGCGGCAAGTTGCCTGAATCCGGTGCGGCTTGTAAGGACTTGCCCGGTCCCGGCCACTTTTCCTTGCAGCCTGCTCGCGGACGTTCCTGCCACTGAAGCATTTGCAGCACTTTTTTGCCGTCCGCCTCGTAGAAGAACACCAGCCCTTTATCCTGCAACTCCTCACAAGCTGCCGCAAGTTGTGGCAACTCCACGGCATTTGCGGGGTTGATTTCGTTCCAAACCGCGAATGTTTCACCCAGCAGCACGCTTTTTCTGCCGTTGTAACGCCCGAAGTCGTCCACCAGCGTCAGGATGCGCACCCAGAGCGTCTGCGCCAGCAGCGACACGGAGTTGAACCGCTCGCTGTTGCGGAGCGCTGGGCGCAGGTAGCGTGATGGCATTAAACAGGTCCCTTTGTGGACAAATCTACAAA